GAACCACTGTTTTGCCAATCAGCCATAACTTGGTCAAAAAACTTTTCATATTGTTGGTCGGCTGCCGTCACTGGTTTATCAATTAAGTCCGCAAACGTTTTACTGGAATATCCTCTTTTCAATTCAATTGTACAAACGTCAATAAGTTTTTGACCAATCGGATTGGTGGCTTGAATATCGCCATTTTGACCAAAGGTTTGTTTTCCTTTTTTCCGTCTTTGGGTTGCTCTTGCCCCGCTGGCACTTGTCCGCCAAAAAATGTCGTCCGTGTCTGGGTCGTTCGTCCACCAAATACTGAGTTCGCGGCAGATTTCTCTTTCAAAGGCACTACCTTTTGCTGATTTGCTCATTCTAAAGTCCTCATTCCGTATCTTCTACAAAGGCTTCGCCATTCTTTTTTGCTGACCGCATCTTGTGTAAGTTCGATTTCATTAGTGCCATCCAATGGCAATCCGATTAAAGGTCTATTCGTTTCTAAGATAGAATCTTTTTCAAGTATGATTTTAGCGTAGGTTGCCGAATCAGGATTTAATTCGTGTTTTAGAAACTTGATTGCCGTCTTTTCACCAACACCTTTTATTCCTTTGATGTTATCAGTTGAACATCCCGCAAGACATTTGACGGTTACCCATTGTTTAGGGGTGATACCATATTCATCTTCAAACGATTTTTGATTCAATTTTTTCTTAGACGATGGATTATAAATTTGAATATCATCGGTGAGCAATTGATAAAGGTCATGGTCGGCGGATATGATTATTGCTCGGTCCTGTTGTTTAGTGACAGTTTCACACACCTTGGCGATTAAATCATCACTTTCATACCCATCTTGCCAAAAAATATTCTGGAAGCCTACCTCTTGTAAATATTTCTCCCGCAGTAACTTCATTTGTTTGCGGAAGAAATTTTCAAATTCAATCTCTGATTCTGTATATTCGTTTTTACGTCGATTAGCTTTATAAATGGGATACATGGATTCTCTAAGACCATGACCTGTGTCCCAACAAAAAACAAAGCTATACGGTGAGAATTCCTCTTGAAAGATTTCAAGGTCTTTCAAAAAGCCGAACAATATGCCGGTAGGTTGTCCATCGAAAGCTAAAGATTTGAAAACGTGTTTAGCTTTATGGCAGAGAAAATCGGAATCAAGAATCAGCCAAAGATTATTCATTTTCCATCATTCGAGTTTGAGGCAAATCGTTTGCATCGGGAATATTGGGTTCCGGTTTTTCCGGTGCCATGGCGATAATATAAAACATAAAGCAATTAAATGCCATCAATAACGGAAAAATAAGAAGTAAACCGCTGGTCTCACCTTTGTGTTTAGTACCGCGGCTTTCGGTCCGCCTTACATTTGTTTTCAATATCTGTCCAAACTTTTTGAACGATTGCTTTAAGTTCATTTTCAAAACCTTCCTTTTCAATATATTTAATCAATGTTTCTGGTTTTACCTCTAAATTAAATTCCGGAGCAATCACTTTTTGACCTTCTAATTGCCAATGATTTTCGTCAATCAGATATTGAATGCAAGAGCCAATATCATCAATACCGTAAGAATGAAAAATAGGAATTGTTATCGTTCGTTCTTTACCCGTGATTCGGTTCTTTTTAATTTTCAATTGACAAATAATTCCAATTTGGCGTTTCTTGCCTTCAATCGTTTTTAGAATCTTGTCGGCAATACTTCCCCAAACTTCATTCAAAGCATAAAATCGTAAAGCGTTGCCACCCGACCGAGATTTACCGTAACCCATTGAATCTCTTGTTTGGGATATGATGATAATGATAGATTGTCGTTCACGGCGTAAGAAAGCAATAAGCTGGCGTAGGTTCTGAGAATTTGCTTTGGCTTTGCCATCCGTGTAACTACCAGCGGCCTCTTTGCCTTTTTCATGGGCTTTCTTTTGCTCTTGAAACTTATTACCTTCCGATTCACTGGTAAGACTGTCCATGGAATCAAGAATATAAATAAACGGTTTGCCTTTCTTTTTGGCGTTATCCACGTTGTAATAAAACTCTTCAATTGTGGTTGAATAAAGTGGAATCCCATTTTCATCTTCCGCGGGAGCCTCAATCCGGTCGGCAACAGCTTGACCAAAGAATTGAGCAATGGGCATTAAAGCACCGTCTTCGGCATTGTCATAAATAAACCGATAGTCTTTGAAATTTTCATTCTTAGAGGCTTCAGCTAAACAAGTGAGACTAAGAAAAGTTTTACCACTTGCGGAATCACCAACCACGATTGAGTATTTTCCTTTGACAAAATAACCATTGACATTATCCGAACCAGCAAGATTTAATAAAGTACTGCCGGAACTGAGAAAGTCATTGGGGGCAATCGGTGGCTCCTCATGTTTTTCGAGTAATTTTTCTTCCAACTCTTTTGATTGCTCAATTATAGATAAGTCTTCAGCTAATGGATTCTTTTTAGGACGACCACGTTTTGGTAAATTTGCTAAATTCGGCGTGGTAGAATCAGACCTAATTTCTTCATTCAATTTTATTTCGCCGCTGGGTAATTGTTTTACTGTATTATTGGGTGGTCCAAAGTCATTGTCATTCTGTTCCATTTTTATTCCTCAGTTCTTCAAATAGGTAACCCATGACATTAAACATCATGGCACATAAAGCCTCTTCCCGATTGACTGTTTTATCTCCACGGTGAGAATGCCACCAGTCCATAAAGTGTCGAAATGCAGATTTAATATAAACATCTTGGGCTATACCGAGTTGCCAATTGTCCGCGTCCCTTAGTTCACCATTTGATTGAATGCGGCATTTGTGCATATACTCGGCAAATCGTTTCAAAACAATCGGACTAAGGAATGCCTCATAATCAAATTTATTTACAGCCGTATCACGGGTAGCTCCAGTTGCAAATTTGCGTATTGTTCCATCATCATTTTTTTGCAAAGAGCCATCCGCATTTGTGGCAAAATAATTTTTACCTGTTGTCATTAGTTTTTCCTTCCTTGAATATGTCAATCATATCGTCTTGAAAAAATCGAATGAGGTTGCCTAAAAAGATAAGACCGATAATTGAAAAGCAGACGCCATATATCCAACCGGCGGCGTTCACACGGTCTAAAAATAACCAACACGTAATTGCCGAGATAATTGGCAGTTTAGGTGGCATATTTCTGTAACATATCCATTTGCGTTTTGAGAAAGGATTATCCATAAAGTTTTTCCTTTTGAAAAAAAGAAAAAGAAAGCCTTTTTGCAAAGGCTCTCTTTCTCCGTAGGTGAAAGGAGATGAAAACATGAAAGCCCTAAAACGTTATAATCTTATTCATCCCAAGATTCATCATCATCGGTTGCATCCGTTGGCGGTTGCTCGGATTTTGTTTCAGGTTTTTCATCAAAACCTTCCTCTTGGGTTGGTGTTTCTTCAGGTTCATCCGCGTAAATTGACTTATTGGATGTATCTGTATCTGTTTCCTTTTCGCCGGCGTCCGTATCCGTATCATCATCTTCAGCGGTGCCGTTTAACAAAGCCTTGATTTCATCATAGGTTTTGAAAACGAAAATATCATCAAGACAAACAGCTTGGTCCAATACTTCCTCAGACACGGGTTTGGGACGTTTCTTAAAATCGACCCGAGTAACTTTGTAACCCTTACCTTCAAAGCCTTTTTCAGTGACTAATTTCAAATAGTGGTCGTCACAAAAATTGTCCATATTGTCTGAAGGTGATTCATACGCACCCGCTAAGGCTTCATCCATAGCATCACCAAAATAGGCATGACTTACATGCCAGACTTTAACTTTGGTAGGCTCTTTCGGCGTTATCAAGTTGACAAGCATCCGTTTACTGAGTTTAAGCGGTTTGACCGCGGCTTCATCGCCATCATTGGCATCTTTAACCTTGCTATAGTACTCACAAACCGGACAAGGTTGTTTGAGTATTTTTGCAGGACAAAGAACCCAGTCTTTATTTGGTCCAACATTTCGGTGGAGCCAAAACGTTCGTTCCCAATAAAATTCTCCAGCATCCGCTTTCGGGTTGCCTTTACCGACTTCATACGGTACAACATCAATCTTGACCGGGTCGGCTGTATCAATACTGAATTCTTCCACACCTTCCGGTAGTTTGAATAAGGTCGAACTAAAATCCTTACCAATTGTTTCACGGCGTTTTTTGGTTGCATTTGCTACACTTCTGTTTTTACGTTTTTCCATTTTAGATTTTTACCTTTCGCTGGTTTTTTTAATCTTCAAAGTTTTCGATTTCTTGGTTCTGTTTTACTTTTCGTGAATTTTTCATACGTTTGGTACGGGCTTCATCCAAGACTTCCTCAGACAGCGGCGTTCCCGTTCTTGGTGTCGAAAAATAATTCTGTCCATGTAAGTAAATCAAACCCTCAATACCCGCTTTACGGTGGTCAATTGCTTTCATGGCACCCTCACAAATATCGACCGCATGTTTCAACTCTATCAATCTTGCTTGGGCTTCGGTTAACTTGTCTTTAGCATTCTTATACGTCGGATGAATGAGAATTGTTGCTTTAATTCCATTTTCGGTTGTTTTTTCAAAGCCGAACATTTTTGGATTTTTCCGAATTGCTAAATCCAATTCTGATTCCGCTTCCTCCACTTTTGATTTAAGAACGTCAATTTCACCTTTTTGTTCCTCAACTGCCCGTTTGGCATCGGCCAATAGAGCGGCGATTTCAAAACAAAATTTTGGTTGATTAACATTTTCTTTGTCCAATAAGTTTTCGTCAATAAAGAAAACATTCAAATCGGACAGACCTAATTTCTGGTAATCTTCATAAAATCTTGAAATGATTTCTTTTGCCATAATGTTCCTTAAAAGTGAATATATCGAATTGGTTTATTAATTTCTTTGGCATACGCGGTTTCGGCGTTTACGCCAACTGATTCTTGCCAACCATCAAGCATTAGAACCACAAATTCATCGGCCCATTTTACAAGTGGCAAGCATTGTGTTTGCCAAAACTCCCAAGTCTGAGGCAGACCTTCCAATAAATGGGAATGGGTTATCGGTGAATAAACGACAAAACCTTTTCGCATTAATTCAGCCGCTTTTTGATTTACAATTTCAAATCTTTGTTGTCTGATTTTTGGGTCCTTGTGAGTATAAGGACATGCCAGATAAATTGTTTTCATTCGGGCACCACAATCTCATAGCAAGCGGCAATAAAACAAGCCCACTCCCCATTATCGAAAAAAGGTTTTTCAAATGCTTTGATTATATTATAGGCTCGGCCGTGGTTTCCTTTTAATTTTAGAAGTTCTTTTTTGGCACAAGTCAAAAGCATACATCGTAAACTTTCAACTCCAGTTTTTTGATTTTCTTCAATAGCTTGAATATG